CACATAAACAATCAAGGAATATAAACCAAGTTCCACGCTACCCGCCACGCTTAACGCGTGGCGGGTTTTTTTGTGCCTGGCTCTACAACCTGAGCGTGTATCTCGATAGAGGTACCAAGCCGACACCAAAAAGATTAGAGTCCGAAGGTCCTTATTTACTTATTACTATGTATGTAACTAAATGTTAGTATATATAGTCGGATTTGGAGGGTTTATGACCTCAAAATCATTATTGCTTTCTGGGACAATACCGAATACATTAATAATCGTTGGAAACATTAACCAAAAAATTTTACAAAAAATTTTTTTCAAAATGCAAATTGATCTAGATAAAATAAAAAAGCTCCCACCAGATGTGAAAAAAGACTTCATGAAGATGGCTCTCAAGCTTGATGAAAAGAAAAAGATATCCAAAGTCAAAGATGACTTCCTGTCATTTGCCAAACACATGTGGCCAGAGTTTATTGAAGGTCGCCACCATAAAATTATTGCAAAAAAATTTAACCAAATAGCAGAAGGCAAACTGAAGAGATTGATTGTCAATATGCCGCCAAGACATACAAAGTCAGAGTTCGCCAGCTCCTTGCTACCCGCTTGGATGATCGGTAGAAACCCGAAGCTAAAAATTATTCAAACTACCCACACCGGAGAACTAGCGATTAGATTCGGGCGTAAAGCTAAAACATTAATGGATACAGAAGACTATAAAAAAATATTTGAGACAAGGCTGAGAGAAGATAGTCAAGCAGCGGGTAGATGGGAAACAGAACAAGGCGGTGAATACTTTGCATCTGGTGTTGGCGGAGCGATCACTGGAAGAGGTGCAGATTTATTAATAATAGATGACCCACACTCGGAGCAAGATGCAATGAACTTACCAGCTTTAGAGCGAGCTTACGAATGGTATACATCAGGACCACGTCAAAGACTTCAACCTGGTGGAGCTATCGTTTGTGTTATGACGCGTTGGAATGTTAAAGATCTAACAGGACAATTATTAAAACATCAAAAAGAAGCAAAGTCAGATCAATGGGAGCTAATAGAGTTTCCTGCAATCATGCCATCTAATAAACCAGTGTGGCCTGAGTATTGGGACAAAAAAGAATTAGAAACTGTTAAAGCCAGTTTAAGTGTTGGTAAATGGAATGCGCAGTGGATGCAAAACCCTACATCAGAAGAAGGTGCAATCATAAAACGTGAGTGGTGGAATGTTTGGGAAAAAGAAAGTATGCCACCTTTAGAGCATGTTATACAATCATACGATACAGCATTCATGAAAAAGGAGACAGCGGATTATTCTGCGATTACTACTTGGGGTGTATTTCGTGAGAATGAAGATAGCCCGCAGCAATTGATATTAGTCGATGCACTCAAAGGTAGATTCGAGTTTCCCGAACTTCGAAGAATAGCAAAGGAACAATATGACTATTGGAATCCAGAAACTGTATTGATTGAAGCAAAAGCTTCAGGATTACCACTCACATACGAGTTAAGGAATATGGGTATACCAGTGGTTAATTTTACACCGTCAAAAGGAAACGACAAGCATGCAAGAGTAAATGCAGTTGCACCTTTGTTTGAAAGTGGTATGATATGGGCTCCTGAAGAAAAGTTTGCAGAAGAGGTAGTTGAGGAATGTGCAGCTTTTCCATATGGTGATCATGATGACTTGGTCGATAGTATGACACAAGCCGTAATGCGGTTTAGACAGGGAGGGTTGATACCACATCCTGAAGACTATAAAGATGAAAAGATTATAAAAACTAAAAGAACTTATTACTGATGATTAAAGGTAAAAAATTTGGACCACCACCTAAATCAGGTCCTAACCCACAAGGCTTGAATATTAAGAATAATACTGTTAAGACAGTAAAACTGGAGAAAATAAATGGCAGAAATCGACAAAGCCTTACCCAACGAGGTAAGAAAAGAAGTTAACGTACCGAGCGAAGAAGATATACAAGTTGAACTAGAACAACAACCAGAAGAAAAAGGTCCAGTTGAAGTTCAACAAAATGAAGACGGTAGTGTTGATATAGACTTTGATCCAAAAGCTGGAAGTCCTGGTGAAGACGAAGGACACTTTGCAAACTTAGCTGAACTATTACCTGATGATGTATTAGATCCGTTAGGTAGTAAAATGTTTGAAAATTATACAGATTACAAATCTTCAAGAAAAGATTGGGAAAGAACTTATACACAAGGTTTAGAACTGTTAGGTTTTAATTATGATGATCGAACAGAACCATTCAAAGGAGCATCAGGTGCAACGCACCCGGTTCTCGCTGAAGCTGTAACACAGTTTCAAGCTTTAGCTTATAAAGAATTATTACCAGCGGAAGGTCCAGTTAGAACTCAAATCATAGGTATGCCGACACCTGACAAAGAAGCACAATCACAAAGAGTAAAAGAATTTATGAATTATCAAATCATGTCAGAGATGCCAGAGTACGAAGCAGAGTTTGATCAAATGTTATTTTATTTACCACTTGCAGGTTCATCATTTAAAAAAGTTTACTACGATGAAATTATGCAAAGGGCAGTTTCAAAATTTGTACCAGCAGATGATATTGTTGTACCTTATACTGCAACATCATTAGATGATTGCGAATCTATTATACACAGAGTTCGTATGTCAGAAAACGAATTACGAAAACAACAAGTCGGTGGATTTTATAGAGACATAGAAATTAACCCATCATACATGGATGAAACATCTTCTGAAAGAGCAGAGAGAGAATTGGATGGAACATCGAGAGGCAGGGATCAAAGAATGTATACACTTCTTGAATGTCACGTCGATTTAGATCTTGAAGGTTTTGAAGATTCTGGCGAAGATGGCGAGCCAACAGGAATTAAAATTCCATACATTGTAACTGTTGAAGAAGGTACAAGAAAAGTTTTATCAATTAGAAGAAACTATGAAATAGGAAATACACAAAAAAATAAAATTAATTATTTTGTTCACTTTAAATTTTTACCAGGACTAGGTTTTTATGGTTTTGGTTTAACTCACATGATCGGAGGATTATCAAGAACAGCAACTGCAGCCCTTAGACAATTGTTAGATGCAGGAACGTTATCAAACTTACCAGCAGGATTTAAAATGCGTGGAATTAAAATGAGAGATGAAGCGCAGTCGATACAACCAGGAGAATTTAGAGATGTAGATGCACCAGGTGGAAACTTGAAAGATGCATTTATGACTTTGCCGTTTAAAGAACCATCTCAAACTTTATTACAACTTATGGGTGTCGTGGTAACTGCAGGACAAAGATTCGCATCCATTGCGGACCTGCAAGTAGGAGACGGGAACCAACAAGCAGCAGTGGGCACGACAGTGGCTATGTTGGAAAGAGGATCGAGAGTAATGTCTGCGATCCATAAAAGAATGTACGCCTCGATGAAAAAAGAATTTACAATTTTAGCTAGAGTATTTAAATTATACTTACCTCCAGTTTACCCCTATGATGTTATTGGTGGACAAAATCAAATTAAACAAACTGATTTTGACGACCGTGTTGACATCTTACCAGTTGCAGATCCAAATATCTTCAGTCAGACTCAAAGAATATCTTTAGCTCAAACGGAGATGCAACTGGCTGCCTCTAACCCTCAGATACATAACCAATACGAAGTTTATCGTAATATGTATGAGGCATTGGGGGTAAAAGATATTGATTTAATTTTAAAAAGACCGCCACAACCAACACCAAAAGACCCAGCGTTAGAACATATTGATGCTTTAGCTGGCAGACCTTTCCAAGCTTTTCCTGGACAAGACCATAGAGCACACATTACTGCGCATTTAAACTTTATGAATACGAATATGGTAAAAAATGCACCAGCGGTTAATGGTGTGTTAGAAAAAAATATACTTGAACACATAAGTTTAATGGCACAAGAGCAAATTGAATTAGAATTTAGAGAAGAGTTACAACAATTACAACAAATGATACCAATGTTACAAAATCAACAAGCAATGATGCAGAATCCTAACTTACAAAACCAAGTTCAAATGCTTCAACAGAAGATAGAATCAAGAAAAGCAGTGTTGATTGCGGAAATGATGGAAGAATTTGCTAAAGAAGAGAAGAAAATTACTGGAGATTTTGGTAATGACCCTATTGCTAAGTTAAAAGCAAGAGAATTAGACCTTCAAGCTAAAGATAATGCTAGAAAAGAGAAGGAAGGTGAAGATAAAATGAACCTAGATCGAATGAAAGCTATGATGAACCAAGCAAACGTCGAAGAAAAACTAGATCAGAACGAAGAGTTAGCAGAATTGCGTGCAGATACGTCAATTCAAAAAACAATTTTAGGTAAAACACTACCATCTAGCGATAAAATACCAAATCAAATGTCAATTATTAGGAAAGGGAATTAATTATGTGGTTTTCAGCAATTAAATTAGCGTTAAACGCAGGCA